TACCGCTAACCCCATAGGGGTTGTACGGCATTACTTTCACCTTTCGCTAGGGGCTAGAATAGTTAGTGAGTAAGTGGCTAAGAGCCCCGACCAGCGCACCCGCCGATACTACGAGGGGGCGAACTCACCCACCTACTTACTAACTATTCTAACCTTGTAGAACCTATCTTATACCATGATTACCGCATAATCAAATCGACACGCCGTAAAGTCAAAATATATTTTAAGTTCTTTATTTAGTTGTATCGAGTTATCTCTAACTTGATAAGGATAATACTACCACGCCTAACTATGAAAGTCAAGTCGTGTCGCTGTGAGATACATCACACCCACGCGGGGCGGGATTATACCATAAGCCTAGCGATAAGTCAATAGGTAATAGTGTGGTGTCTATCACACGAACAGATGTTCGATTACTGGTGAGTAATATATTATAGGGTGATACCCCTAGAAAATAATTATTAAGAACTACCCCCGCCAAAATCTAAAGGGTCGGGAGATAGTCAAGCACCGAACATACCTTCTAGCGTTAAATTGTCGATAAATCTACATATAGATAAGTCGATATTTTGAGGGTAGGGTTATTAAAGAAGGGTGCGGGGGGCATGTATAGTATCCCATAAAATATTTCTGTTATATAATAGCCCCCCGTATATATACCTAAATTGGACATATTATAAGTATTTTACCGAACTTTGTTCGGTTTCTGTATTTGAACAGGTTATCTATATATGTAATAGTAATTCCATATATAGGGAGTTGGCTCCCTTTATCCGCCAACTCTTATAGTATATATAATATATATAATGGGAGAGTTCTGCCCGTTTAGACTTACCGTTAAATAACCGTTTTACTAGGAGGCTTCATGGGACGAAAGCCTGGCAAACAAGACATTCCCAAGGAGGCTGCTAAGAAGCAGGTCCTGGAACTCTTGACCCAGGGTAGCACCATCACTGACGCCATGAAGGCTGTCAATCGTAATGATGTTACCTTCCGCCAGTGGTCGATGTCTGACCCTGAGTTCAAGGCTAAGGCCGATAAATCAAGACTTGCTGGTAAAGGTGTTAAGGCTGACCTTGCCAATCTTAAGGATATCTCGTTTGAGGATTTCTCCGAGCAATTCCTAGACACCAAGTTGTTCGACCACCATAAAGACTGGGTGGACCTTATCGAAGGTCGGGAACCCCGTTGGCTACATCCATCTATGACCTATGAGCCTGCGGCCAGCAACCGAGTTCTAATTAACGTACCACCTGAGCACGCCAAGTCCACAGTCATTACAATCAACTATGTGACCTACCGCATAGCCGTAGACCCTAACGTCAGAATCATTATTGTCTCTAAGACTCAGGGTATGGCTAGAAAATTTTTAAGTGCAATCAAGACCCGTATGTCTCATCCAAACTGGACTAAGTTACAGATGTCCTTTGGGCCTAACGGCGGATATAAGGCTGACTCACCTACTTGGTCAGCAGATATGATTTACCTAGGTACTGGACGCGACTCTGGCGAAAAGGACCCTACGGTTCAAGCATTAGGATTCGGGTCTCAGATTTACGGTGCTCGCGCCGACCTGATTATCCTAGACGATGTGGTGATGAACTCAAACTCACATGAGTGGGAAAAGCAAATTGAATGGCTTCAGAAAGAAGTCATCACCCGTCTGGGACGGCACGGAAAACTACTTATCGTAGGAACCCGTGTCGCCCCTATAGATTTATATAAAATGATAAGAGATGGCGACCAATGGACAGGTGGCAAGTCTCCCTTCACTTACTTCTCCCAACCAGCGGTTCTGGAGTTTGACGAGAAACCAGCCAACTGGAAAACACTATGGCCTTGGACGGATAGGGCTGAGGGGGAACAGGATGAAGCAAATGAAGAAGGATTATATCCAAAGTGGGATGGACCCTCACTCTTTACTAGAAGGTCTGAGGTTGCTCCGTCAGTATGGGCAATGGTCTACCAACAAGAAGATGTTGTCGAAGACGCAATCTTTCCACCAACAGTTGTCGCAGGATGTGTCAATGGAATGCGAAAGCGCGGACCTCTCAAGGCTGGAACACCAGGCCATCCAAGCCGCGTTGAAGGTACTTACACAGTTATAGGTTTTGACCCTGCTGTATCAGGCAGGTCTGCTTTCGTAGCGGTTACATTTAACCGAGGTGATGGCAAAGTTTATGTTTTAGATTGCGTAAACATGGTTGACCCTACTCCCCAAAAAGAGCGTGCTCTAATTGAAGAGTGGGTTGAAAGATACTCTCCTCAAGAGTTTCGAGTTGAAATCAACGCCCATCAAAAGGCGTATCAGATGGACACTGACTTAGTTCAGTATTTAGCCCAGTATGGTTGTAAGTTAAATCCACACTTTACTGGTAAGAATAAATGGGACACATCATTTGGTGTGGCCTCTATGTCCGCCTTATTTGGCGGTCTGAGGGACGGCAGATTTCAAGATAACAACCTAATAGAACTTCCATCTAATGAAGGTTCTGAAGGTTTAAAATCTCTGGTGCAACAATTAATTACTTGGAAGCCAGATACTAAAAACCCAACCGACTGCGTGATGGCCCTATGGTTTGCTATCATTCGAGTACGTGAACTAATGCAACAAACATCCTTTGCCACTAAGTATGCCAACAATAGGTGGGCAACTAGACGTCAAAAGGATATGCGACACTCAATCAATTTAGATGATGCCTTTGCTGAGCAATGGGCTGAAACTTACGGATAAGGAAACTAATGGCTCTTACCATTGAACAAATTGCAGCACGGGTTGAATCCCTTAAGTACCGTGCATCAGAGCGTGATGCTCGTGCAGGCGATGTGCTATCTGTGCGTCAGGGTAAAATTGCCGAAGTCTATCCAGATTTCTTCCCTGAAGGTGTAGACGCAAACGTAGTTGCAAACTTTATCGATATCGTAGCCCGTGACCTATCTGAGGTTATGGCACCACTACCTGCAGTTAACTGCTCTAGTGCATCACAAACCAATGACCGTGCTCGTCGCTTTGCTGACAATAGAACACGCATTGCCTCAAATTATTTTAACAACTCTGACCTTCAGGTATCTATGTATACTGGAGCAGATTACTATGTAACATATGGTTTCGTCCCATTCATTATTGAACTGGACGATGAAGCGAAGTTGCCTCGTATACGCGTAGAAAACCCTCGGATGGCTTATCCTGAGTTTGACCGCTACGGACGATGCATCTCCTTTGCTAAGGTATACTCATTAACTCTTGGAGAGTTAGTTGCTCAATTCCCCGAATACGAAGTACAACTACTTGGTCGTTCAGGTTTCAAACAAGACACTAACACTCTAACAGATATCGTACGTTATTACGATAAAGACCAATCTGTGGTCTATGTACCTAGCCGTGAAAATTTAGTTTTATCCCGTGCCAAGAATCCAATAGGCAAGATGATGGTTGTAGTAGCCAAGCGTCCTACTATTGATGGGGAGATGCGAGGACAGTTTGATGATGTTATTGGTATTCAGTTGCTCCGTAATCGTTTCGCTATGCTTGCTATGGAGGCTGCAGAAAAATCTGTACAATCTCCTATCGTCGTTCCAATGGATGTTCAGGAACTACAACTCGGCGGAGACTCAGTTATCAGAACAAATACTCCAGGTGGAGTTAGAAGAGTCGAACTTAATATTCCGCAAGGTGCGTTCACGGAACAAAACTTGCTCAATCAAGAACTTAGAATTGGTGCTCGTTATCCAGAGGGACGAACAGGTAACGTCAATGCGTCTATTGTCACAGGCCAAGGCGTCCAGGCTCTCATGGGAGCATTCGATACTCAAGTTAAGTCAGCCCAAGCAATATTTGCGTCAGCACTTAGAGATGTAATTGGTCTTTGTTTTGAAGTTGATGAATCTATATTTGATATTCAAAAGACAATTCGTGGCGTAGATGCTGGTTCACCTTACGCATTAGAGTACAAGCCAAGTAAAGATATCAAGGGAGATTACTCCGCTGATGTTCGTTACGGTATGCTTGCTGGTTTGAATCCAGCACAAGGATTAATATTTATGTTACAGGCTCTTGGAGGCAAATTAATCTCCAAGGATATGGCGATGAGAGAGTTACCATTCAATGTTAATGTTAGCCAAGAGCAAGAGAAAATTGAAATTGAAGATATGCGTAATGCTCTTATCTCTTCACTTCAAGCATACACCCAAGCCATTCCGCAAATGGCCACTCAAGGACAAGACCCTTCTGAGATTGTTACAAAGATTGCTAACGTTATTAAGTCACGACAAAAGGGACAGAGCATCGAAGACGCAATAGAACAAACCTTTGCGCCTAAAGAACAAGTTCCTCCTGCTGGTGCTCCAATGGTTGAGCAACCGTCCCCTGCTCCCGCTGCGCCAGTAGGAGGTCTACCTCCAATGGAAGAACAAGGAGTACCAGACGTTCAAAGTTTACTATCTAGTTTAACTTCAGGTGGAGCAGCAAACGCAAGCGTAAGAACAATTCGTAGACGATAGCAGCAGAGGGGGACATCATGACAACACTTGCTGCTATACAAGGCGATGGATGGTGTGTTATCGGAAGCGATTCACGTTCATCTGATGAATCTGGTCGTCCAATTGAAATGGCAACACACAAAGTCATTGAAAACAATGGAGTGTTGATTGCAGGTTCTGGTTCTGGTAGAGGTTCAAACTTATTGCAGTTCGGATGGAAACCACCTAAACCTAAACTAAGTGAAGACCTAGATGTCTTTATGACTAAAAGATTTATACCATCTATGAGAAAATTATTCATAGATGCAGGTTATGATATGAAAGAAGATGGGGACCATGCTTCACACGATTCGCAATTCATTATTGGCATTCGCGGTATACTTTATCCTATTTTTGAGGATTACAGTTGGGACCGTGATGTTCGTGGCGTTTATTATTCTGGCTCTGGCAGCGATGTTGCCCTTGGTGCTATGGAGGCTCTTGGAGTACGCAACGTTAGCAACGCTGATAAAGCAGAAAAAATTATTAGGAAGTCAATCGAAATAGCAAGTAAGTGGGATATCTATTCAAGTGGTCCCATTATAACTAAAATACAATATTCTAAGTAGGAGGAACAATGGCTGAAAATCGCGGAGGACCTCGTCCAACAGCACCACAAAATAATCCTGCCAATGTTTCTGCAACAGGTGGCGCAGGACAATCTGGTACACAAGGCGCTAAATATTATTCAGGTTTACCTTATGGACAGGGACAAGCAATGATGGCACAACAACAAGCAGCACCTATGGCTGCAGGCAGACCAGCGCCAATTATGAATCCTATTGATTCTTTTCCTGCTCCTATGCCACTATCCGAAGCATCATCAATGCCAGATGTTCCAGTAACTGATGGAGCAGCATTGGGCGCTGGTGCAGGCATGGAGGCTTTGACAATGCCAGGTGTACAAGACAACGATGTTGAAAAACAAAGACTATTATCATATCTACCAGCACTGGAGGCAGCCGCACAAAGCCCAAATTCATCACAAGCATTCCGTAATTATGTGAGAATTCTAAGGGCTAATCTTCTATGAGTGATAGAGAAGCGGCGCAAAAAGCGTATAGAGATATGCAGAAGTCGAATAATCCTTCTGCCTTTGATACAATGGGTTCATTCAACAGTTACTATGCTGGCTGGAATGTTAACATGGCTAACTCTTTGCCAATGGATATGGGTAAATCTATACCAGCAAAGGATAGAGCAGAGGCTATTAACGCCTTTAA